TCAGACAAGAATGAGGTCTAGACCTATAGGAGCTGCTCCTGTACTTGAGATTAATCAAACTAGTTTCATGGCAAATTCTTTATCTAAAGATGATGATGGTAAACAATTAGGTACAGATATTGATAGGTGGCCGCCAAAAAAACAGACAAAATATTTTGATGATGAACTTAAAAGATTAAACTCTGAATTGAAAGGTGCTGAAGATGATTTAGAAAAGGAAGAAATTCAAAGAGATATTGATTTGTATCAAAAGAAAAAATCTGAAGTAAAAGAGAGTTACCAACGCGAATCAATGGCAGAAGCACTTAGGAGAGTAATACGTGCTAACATTTGATGGATTCCTTACAGAAGAAAAGAATTTACATTTAGAACACCTAGAAGATGAGGTTCTAAATAATGGTATAGTGGGAACGCGGGGAGCAATTAACTTCCTTCAATCCCTAAGAGATATGCTCGCTGGAAATGCAAAGTCCAGCGTTAACGTGACGGTGAAGTGGGATGGCGCCCCAGCCATCTTCGCAGGAATTAACCCTGAGAATAACCAGTTCTTTGTGGGCACCAAAGGAGTGTTCAATAAGAATGCGAAGATCAATTATTCCCATGATGACATTGATCGGAATCATCCGAGCTCTGGTCTTAACCAAAAACTAAAGGTAGCACTCACCGAACTGTCAAAATTGGGTATAAAAGATGTCATTCAAGGTGACATGATGTTCACTCAGGATGACTTAAATAAAGAAACTATAGATGGAAAACAATACATAACTTTCCAACCTAATACTATTGTTTATGCAGTTCCAATGGAAAGTGCGGGACGGATATTATCTTCATCAATGGGGATCGTTTTTCACACTACTTATAGTGGTAAAACGATGGAAGATATGTCCGCTTCCTTCACAGTCAATCTTAGAGGATTAGACAAAAATGCTGGGGTATGGTTTTCTGATGCAGACTACAAAGATACTTCTGGAACTATTAATTTCAATAAATCGGAAACCAAAGAAATAACTGGTACTCTCTCAAATGCAGGTAAGACTTTTCGTACTCTTGATTCTGGTGTTTTATCTGCGATCTCAGAAGATGAAGAACTCAAGACACTTATCAAAACATTTAACAATACTAAGGTTAGGGCTGGAGAGAAAATTAAAAACACCAAAATGCATACTGCTGGATTGATTGCTTACATTTACGACAAAGCCAAGAAAGATGTAGAGAAGGTAAAAAGACCTCAGAACAAAGAGATCAAACAACAGAACATGGATCGTAAAATGAAGTTTTTCCGTTCTAATTCAAGTAAACTGGTCAAGATATTCGATATGCAGAATCTTTTGGTAGATGCAAAAGACATGATTATTCGTAAATTAGAGAAGGCGAAGGGTATTACATCTACCTTTGTTAGAACTGATAAGGGATACAAGGTTACACAACCAGAAGGATTTGTAGCTATAGACCAAGTAGGGAAAGCAGTCAAGTTGGTAGACCGGCTTGAATTTGCACATCAGAACTTTAATGCAGCGAAAAATTGGAGTAAATGAAAACATTTAGAGAATTTACAAAGTTTCAAAAAGTAACAGTAAAAGATAAGAGTGGAAAATCTCATTCTATGCAAACTAGAATTAGACCAGGCACAACTCATGTTGCAATAATGCATTATGATGCTCAACCAGCAACAACTTTTGCATCTGCTGTTAAAGCCCATACTGATCTTTCGTTTGGTTCTATTGATAATTTAAACAAAGTAATAGCTCATGCAAAGAAAAAGTTTGGTCTAAAAAAAGTAGAAATTCAAAAATTAGATAAGAAATATCTATGAAAACATTTTCACAGTATCTAGAAGAAGCAAATTCCAAGTATATTGTTTCCAAGAACCCTAACGACAAGAAATGGTATGTAATGGGTCATGTGGGGAACAATAAATGGATGCCAGTTTCTGATGGATTTAAAAACAAAGCCCAGGCTCAGAAGTGGGCAAAGAGTCAAGATAAGGTGGACATTGCTGCTCGTGGAGAAATGGGTGATGTATAAAATGAAAGAATTAGATAAAATAATAGAGTCACTTTATAAGTATCAAGAAGAACAGTTACATTTTTTTTGGTCATTTACATTGTCTGTGGTAGGACATTGGATTTGGACACCATTAGTATTTCTTGGACTTATAGCAACAATAGTCAAAGAGATATGGGATTCTAAAAGTAGTAAACATTCATTCTCATTTAAAGACATAGTATATGGTCTTGCTGGATGGGGTACGGCAATAATAGTTTTGGTGTAGAACAAAATGAAAACATATAAAAAATTTATGACAGAAAAAAAAGGTGATACTGTAGTTTTCACTTTTGGTAGATTTAATCCTCCTACAGTCGGACATGAAAAGCTCATTATAGCAGTTCAAACATTCTCAAGATCTGAAGGTGGAGACTATTTCATATACCCAAGCCATACTCAAGATAATAAAAAAAATCCACTCACTCAATCTCAAAAAATTAAATACATGAAGAAGATGTTTTCTAAACATTCAAGAAACATCATCGCCAGTACAGGTAAAACGGCACTTGAGATTGCTGCAGACCTTTATGATAAAAATTATACTAATCTTGTTATGGTAGTAGGTAGTGATAGAGTAAGAGATTTCCAAAGAATATTAGACAAATATAATGGAGAAGATAATAATCACGGATTCTATGACTTTGATAAGATTAAAGTAGTAAGTGCAGGTGAGCGTGACCCTGATGCCGAAGGAGTAGAGGGTATGTCAGCTTCAAAGATGAGAGAAGCTGCTGTTGAGGGAGATTACAAGACATTTCGTATGGGAATACCCGATTCATTATCAGATTCAGACACCAAGAATATGCTCAATGATATTCGTAAAGCTAAGAGATTAGATGTAATTAAAGAGGGTAGTAAGTGGAAAAATATTGATTTTAATTTTGCAAAACCAGACACCTCAAGACCACTTCCAGAAGGTATACACACATTAGATAACGATAATCAAATTACATACTGTGATTATACAACAAAATATCTACACACTTCACCTGAAGCTTATGAGGTTATGAATGAAATAGTAAACGATATAGCTAATATTAGACCCAAAAAAGAAGAACAATATCTAAAAAATGCCATAATTGCTCTTGATGAATTCCTTAACCTTAAACGAGTTTGGTCTGTAAAGAAAAAAATCAATAAAGAAGACTTGTTTCACATGGAACACTTGAGCATGAAATATACAAAATTTATGGACAATATTGACCATATAGACCACATTAACAATTCGTTTATTTATAAATATATTAGTAGGATTAGTGAAACTTTAGAATTTGGAGATTTCCCTTCTTTGATAGAAAAAGAGATACCAATTCAAGAAGAATCACCTCAAGATATCCAAGAAAAAGATTTAGAAATTATTAATTTTGTTAAGAAGAAATTGAAAATTACACATAGAAAGGCAACAAAACTCATTCAAAAGGCAGCTGACAAAAATATAGATGTTCTGAAAATTCAACAGAAATGGTCTATGTTAGCTCCTACATTAATAAGACTTGTTGCGGAATATGAACCAAAGGAAAATAAAGATGTCGCCTAAAACAAATCCAGATTATTTTGGAAAATCACCATTTGATCACTTGAAAAATGTTGCAGCAGCAGCACATAAAATTATGCATCCAGAAACCGAAAAGGAAGAGGTGGCAAAAGAAGATTCACCAACTGTAGAACCAACTACTACTGAACAGGAGAAAACCAATGGCTGATGTATTAAGCGTCATTGCAGACGTGCTTAAACAAGATAAGCAGCAAAAACGAGAACAAGCTAAAATCATGAAGGAAGTTCAGAAGAAACTTAAAGAAAAGGGTTCTGAAGAGGTTGCTGAAGAAGAAGGCGACAAAGAAGACTACATGAAGTTCTTTGCTGGTAAATTAAAGAAATACGGAGTTAAGAGCCCAGCTGAACTCTCCGATGAAGATAAAAAGAAATTCTTCAACGAAATTGAAAAAGATTGGAAACATGATGAAGAAGTTGAAGTTGAAGAAAAAGACTTAGGTAAAAGAGTCAAATCACGAATGGAAGCTGAAGATGATGAAGAAGATGAAGAAGGAACTACTGTAACCCCAGCTGCAGATGATGAATTAGAAGATGAGGATGAAGCTCCTGTAGGTGATCAAGACGAGCCCGAGACAGAACCAGAAGATGA